GAATGACACGATAGTTGCACGTCGTAGCATTATCGCCGGAGACCAACGCCGTTCCGGTGCTCAAATCGGCCAGCGTGATTCCGTTCGTGGCGTGAATGGCGTCAATCGCGAAGAATCCGCCAACATCTCCTGCAAACACGCCCGCGCCGCCGGTGACGTCCTTGATTTCAACCACGTCTCCTTCCTCGTCGATTCCGAGCGCGGTCCAGTCGGCTACTCCGGCGTTATCCAACACACCGTTGACTATCCCTCCCTGCCCGGCAGTTTCTTCAGTGCGCAATCCGTAATCGGCGATAAACAGCTTCCCCAACCGGTCCGCCGAAGACAACAATCGATCGGATGCCAAGTCCATGCCGTTATAGGTGGTGATTTCGGAAAGTTCGCCGCTTTCCTGCTCGACCCATAACTCACCGCCCGCTGAAGCAACGACAGCCTCCAGAGGCAGGTTCCCGGCGTCTGCATAGTAGGTATAAACAAGCTCGTCGATGGCCGGTGCCAAAACTGTCCCTGCCGTTCCAACCTGCTCGATGGTAAACCCTACATTGCCGCCCGCCGCCGTAAATGCACCGACAGCGGTAATGATAAGCTGGTCGTTATACCGTGCTTCCACGAGAGCGTTCACGCCGGAGCGACGAACGGTCATTTTAACCCACGTCCCGACAACCCAGGGAAAGTTGTTTATGCTATTGCTGTACGTCCCTACCGTGACGTTATTGATCTTTAAGACAACCGTAAACTCCCCCTCGAATCCTGCGGTTGTAAAACCGAATTCGGCCGACACGGAAGTGGTCCGATTTGGCGCTGCATCGTCCATCCCGGCAAACAGGCGCACCGTCGCCACCCTGTTGCTGCCTACCGGTGACGGGCTTCCAAGCTGCGCCGAAACAGAATAGTGCGCCGAATCGTTGATCGCCGGAGCGACGGACGCTTTGAGAACATTGCCCCAATCGACGTTTGCCGTTGTACTGCCCAACGCCTGGCCGCCGGTAATATCGGCGGTAGCGGCCGCCCAACTGGCGGCGTCGAAATCGTCTGCGTTTGTGAACGTATTGCTGTACGTGGTAGCCGACTGGACGCGAGATGTACGAAGCATTTCCAACAGGCGAATTGGGTTGGACGCGCCGCTTACTTGCTGTGCAAATGCCTTCCCGATCCCCGGTCGCGACCCTCCGCGAATACGTCCTTCGATAGTCTCACGGGCGCGTACGTTCGACGCGCTTCGAGTAGTAAACGGAGGCTGTGTCTGGTACGCTACCGAGCGGTCCAGTCCGCCGAATGGAAACAGCAACGTAGCCATCGATAGTCCTCATGCCCGTTACATCGCGTCAGGAGGCTCTACGCCGCGACCGCCTTGATAACCACAAAGTTCAGCACCACCGCTTCACTGGCGGTAGCGCCGACATTAGCAACGGTGATCGTGAATGATCCGTCCCCCACGAGAGTCACGAACGGAATGTAAGTTCCCGTTCCGCCGGAGCCGAGCGTCTTGCAGCACACGAGAATCACGTCGGTAGCGGCGACGAGAGTATTGGTTACTATGAACGACACCTCGGCCGCACCGGCCAGAGATTCGTTGTTCATCACAATTTCGCCGCAGTTCTTGCTGAGCGTCACGCCGGTGGATTTGCTGGTCGCCTGCGTGACCGTTCCGCCAGCGCCGGTTTCAAAACCGAGTATTCCGGTACTGCTAAGGCCGCTGACACTGATATCTCCGCCAACAATTCCGCCAGTCGCAGTAATGGTACCGGCAGACTCGATGCCACTATCTTTCAGCAGCACCCCGTCAATCGTCACCCCGGCTGCGGACGTACTCTCCGCAATCACGTCGGCCTTGATGCCGGTGGTTTTGAAGTCGGCTGCAACGTCCGGCGCGGCGTTGATCTCAGTGATTACATTGTGAATGCTCATATCGTTTCTCCTGTCAATTGGTCTGATATCCGATGGTCAGTTTACCGACGGCAGTTCCGCCTCCGGACGCCAGCGTAACCACCATAGCCTCGTTCGCGTTAGCCAGATCGTTGAAGATCATCAGGTCGCGAAGCGGGATCGGATCGGCGCTGGTAATGTTAACGTCAAGCGTCGTGCGCGATCCGTGAACGACGGTAAGCCGTCCGCCGGTCGGCGTTTCACTGTAACTGACGACCACCCATCGCAGAATGTGCCTCTTGACTCCCGGCTCCGTCGAAGCAGCGATCGTGACCACGGCCGCCGTGGCCGCCGCCGGGAAATGAGTTCCGATCTTCTGTGATCCGAGTTCAGAAAATGCCGTCAATGGGATCGTCATGGGTATGAAACTCCGTTGTACGTCGCCTGCGTGTTGACGCCGTGCCGATAATCGTACGGCTGCGGATACGTTCCTTCAGCGGACGGCAACACGCCTACCGTGTCCGCTTCATTGTTCCGGTGGAACGCAACCGCGTCGGCCAGCGCGTCCTTGAAATCCTTCTCCGCCTGTCCGCGAGCACGATTCGCTTCAAATTCCGCCTCCGCCAGACACGCCTTCATGTACAGTTCAGAAACGCTCTCTCCGCCCAGCGGGTATACGTTCGTTTCGTCCAGTTTGTCGGGCAGCGCCGCGTGTCGAAACGTCGCGTTGTACACCTCGTCAGGGACCGGCCAAACCATCAGATCGGCCCGCTGGCCGGTAACGCCCGCCGTTGTGCCGAACCGAACCGCAAATTCCGACGGCGCGGACTCGCCGATACTGAATTGCCGCCGCGTGCGAATTGCTTGATCGCTTGTCCGCACGCCCGGCAAATACGATTCATCGGTCCCGAACGTGACCAGCCCGATCATGTGCCCGAAATTGTCCGGCAATCGGTAATCGCCGGTGGCCGTCACCGTGAAGGTGTCGCCGCTGGTTTCCCCGCTGAAATTCACACTCACCGTGGCGGTAGTACCAGGCGTCGTAAACGTCCCGTTCGTGGCCGTGATGGTGTACTCGTTCCCGCTGGTATCCATGACCAGCGTTCTGCCGACCATCGACGAATAAAACACCGCCGCCGTCGCGGTCAGCGTCGCGCCTCCGTCAGGATCGCCAACCGCCGTGCCGGCAAGGCTCGGCCACAATACCATCGTCACGTTCGGCCTCATCCACGGCCAGGACCACGCCGTCTGCACGCGACGAATAGCACTCTGAACGATCCGATCGATATGATAATACTTGGAAATGACCGTTCCCACCGAACCCCAGTTGGCGGAATCCCGACCGTAGCCGAGTTGATAACCAACCTCGGCCGAGTATTGCACATATCCCAGACTAAGGGTCGATTCGGCCATGTTGCTACGATTCCATCACGGGCGCGTACTTGGGCGGCCGACCGCGTCTTGGAGCATTCAGAACCGCAGTCGTCTGCTCGGTCGGACTGGCACGTAATTCAACGGCAGGAGCCAGACGGGGAGCCACGACGGCAATTACCACCATAGCATCTTCCGACATCGTACGATTCCCGCCGACGATCATTCGCAGGTGCAGAGACGCCTCTTCGTGAAGCGCCTTGACCGACTGCGGCGGCGAACCGTTGAATATTTTCCGATAGAACGATTCCTCTTCGTAGTGCATAACGACTCCAGAGCGGCCCACGGGGGCGGGGAACTCTCCCCGCCCCGCGAACCGACAAATTACGTGCGCAACTGGTAGCAGCCCATCGAATCCGCCGTGCTCGTTCCCGGCGTGCTCGCCGTTGCGTTCAGCACCGCAGCCACCATCCCCATCCGAACGTCGGCGGGGAAGTCGCTTCCCGAGTCGTCGGGAATCACCTTCGTGGTCGCGTGCTTCACGTTGTCCACGAACACCTTCAGCTTGTTCCCGTCGTGCGGATCGAACCGGAACCCAAGATTCAGGAACGTGTTCGCTACCGGAACGACAAGCGCATCGATCAGCGTCACCGCAGTCACGCCGTTCGCCTTGTAGACGAAGCTGATCTTGTCGCCGTCGCCTTCGGCGCGGAAGAAGCCGACCAGGTTTTCATCCGCCAGCGTCCCGTCCGCCGCAATCGGCACCGTGGCCGACATGGCCGCCGTGTCGATCAGACCGACGAATATCCCGTGCTTCGTATCGGCAATCGTCGAGGTCTGGATTCTCGCCTCGAAGCACAACTGTCCCAGATCGGCGCTGATCTGGTACGGCTTGGCGATTGTCGAAATCGACGCGCCCTCGTTGTCGCCGTCCGATCCCATCGTGATTCCGCCGCCCACGATGTCGGCGTCCACAATCGTGGCTCCGGTAGAGCCGAACCCGTTCCACGGACCGGACCAGTGACCCACCGCCCCGGCCGCAAATGTGCCGAACGCCGTGAAATCATCGTGAAACCCAAAACCGATATTGGCGTCCCACAGGATTTCATCCAGCGGGAAATCGCCCCACAGCTCGGGGCTGAACACCGTCTGCGCCTGCCCTTTGTATACTGCTTTCAAACGTCCCATTGAATTTCTCCTTACGCTACCGCCGTGGCGAACACGGCATTGCGCCGACGGTCGATTCACAAAAAGTTGAATGACAGGTCGGTGAACGTCTCCGTCACGTTGTGCTGCGTGGGACTCATCCGCACCGTCTCGTGCAGATAGTCGCCCTTGAGCACGTAAGTGAAGAAACTGGCCATGTCCACCATGTACACGGGATTGGTCGGCGTCGTGGTGGACGCCGTGATCGTCGTTCCGTCGAACTCATTGAGCTTCGGAACCCAAATCAGCGGCAACTTGTGGAACGTCGTAATCCCGTCCTTGGCGGCCACGTCCGAACCAAGCTGATCGTTCTGCTGCTCAGCCTGCGTCTCGAAACTGTTCAGCGTGTCGTTGTTCAGGTAGATGCGATACCGGCTCCCGAACCCGGACGTCACGTCCTTGCTGCTCACCGGCGACATGAACTTGATCTCCCGCGCTCCGTTGCGCATCTTCGATATCAAATCCGCCTTGGTCACCGCCGTATACTGCGCGGTGTAAGGCTTGAAATTCGGGTGCGTGGTGATGTTGATGCCCGCCACCGTCGTATGGTCGGTCGGCAGGCCGCCGTTAAACCCGGTCGTGGCACTTGCGGTCAGCCACCACGGAAGCCCGTAGGCGTTCTTGGTTTGCGCCACGGTCGGCGCACCCCACACCTGATCTTCCAGCGTATCGGCCAACGACAGCATGGCTCCGATGCGCCGCGGCTCCACCACCCGTTGAATGAGCGACTTGCCGGAGTTCATCAGCAACTCGCGGCGCTCGAACGGCCACTGCGTCTGCGCATGAACCCACGGAACCGTCAGGTCCGCAAGGTGATCGGTGGCACTCGCCCCGCTCGCCTCCCACAGGCCCACCATGCGGGCCACGTTGGCGTACCGGGTCATCAATGTGCGGCGAATACCGACTCCGCCGTCCAGAAGAATACGATCCTTCTTCAAAAGCACGTTCATGCCCACGTACTCTTGAAGCTCCTGTGCAATTTGCGTGAACGACAACCGCTTCAGGTCGTTCAGCGTGCCGAGGACGAGATCGGCAATTCCGTCCGCTTTCAAAACAGCCATTGTTCAACTCCTACGGCTCAAGATCATCGTCCGTGTCGGAAGCCATTCCATTTGCCTGCTTCCACTGATCGATCCGCGAGGCGGCGGCTCCAATGCCTACCGGCTCCGTGGTTCTCCGCACCGCCGGCCGGGGGGCCAACGATCCGTTGCGATCGGCGGCGGACTGGACTGCCTTCTTGTCCGGTTCCGTGATCCGAGCCTCTGGTTTATTGAATGACGCGCGCAACGCCATTT